CAAAATCTATTTTAAAATCTCTTAATGAATTGTCAGGTGCCATAGGTGGTAATTGTAAAGCTCTTCTTTTTGCTTCGTCACTATGTTGATCTACAGTAGCTGTTCTTATATCATATGGTTGTACACTACCTGCTTTTTCATACCCTTGTCTAGGAGCAAGACCTGATGTAATACCTTCACCGGCACTACCACCTTTTCTAAACATAGGTCTTTTCATTATTCTGTTCATGTTATGGCTATTGTCCTAAAGTTCTATCAACTGCTTGTTGAGTTTGTCTATTACCACCACCAAAGATACCACTTAGAACACTAGCTGTTCCAAGAGCCGTTTGTAATGGTGTAGGATTTGGTGTTACAGTTGATTGATTACCGAATGGTGCATTACCTGAGAATAGACTTGCAACTCCAGAACCATACGTACCTAATCTTTCATAAGGTTCAAATGCTTCTAATCTATTTGCTTCTCTTGTTGCATCAAGTCCTGCTTGTGCTTGTGCCTGTTGTAGTCCGCCCAATCGACCCAACTGGTTAATATCTGCTGTTCCAAAATCTTGTATGTTTTGTCCTAATTGTCCTTGTTGATTAAATGCTGTCTGTGCATTTAAGTTAGCTTGGTTAAATCCTTGTTGTAATAATTTTGATTGTATTAATGCTCTGTTAGCATCTTGGTTTGATTGATACTCTGATCTCATTACACCCTCACGTCCTCCACCTAAGTTTCCAGATTGAGCTGCTAATTGACCTATACCTGTTAGACCTGCTTGAGTTTGATTGTCAAATTCTGATAATGTTGCATCGATTACATCTTGTTGGTAAGGAGATTGAAATTGTTGATAAGCTTGTGGTCCTGAGTATGCTGCTTGTTGTGTAAGATAAGGTTGGTATGCTCCAACACCTGATCCTGCTAAATTGTAAGCTTGTGTTTGTAATGGATCTTGACCAGCAACTTGCGGTGCAAGTCTAGCTGTATCTAATGGTATAGATGTTAATCCTGCTAATTGTTTACCGTAATCAGCACCAAGGTCTGTTACGTATTGTTGTGGTAAATTTTGTACTTGTTCTATTGCCATTATATTACGTCTCCTAATCTTTGTGAAGTTGCAAACATATCTCTAGCACCTTGCATTCCTTGTGACTCTTCAGATACTTGTCCACCTTGTTCTAAATGTTTCATCATGTTCTCCATAACTTTTGCACCCTGATCTATATCTCCACCCCCTGCGTTTCTAACAGCATCTGCAGTAAATACAAACTCATTTACACTTAATCTTGCAGGCACATCGTCTGCTTTTTCTGCTTTTCCTATAGGTACAAATCCACCTTCAGCTCTGTAATCTTTTTCCATACCACCAAGGTCCATGATTCCGCCTTCGGCTCTATTTATTCTACCACCATTAGACATAAATTTATTCATTAGTCTTCTCATTTCTTCTTGAAATTCTTCTAACTCATCTGCATTTAATTCTTTGTAAGGTTTGCCAAACATTCTTTGTGAATAATATTCAGCATTTTCTTTAGGATCACCCATATCTGAAGAAGCCATCATAATACCACCACCGTTATCAAATCCTATTCTCCCACCGTTAGCTGCGGTTTGATACACATCAATCATTTCTGCTGGTGTGTATTTTCTTGATGCTACTGTTGGTAAGAAATTTAATCCTGCAGCCATACCTTGTTTTTGATCTAATAAGTTGGCAGTTTTTTTAAGGTCTGCTAATTGAATTCCTGTGGTATCATCCGGTAAACCTGGTGTATCCGACTCTGTATTTTTAGTAAACAAACCTGCTCCAATACCACCTGCTATTGGTATAATATTTTTTCCAATTAAACCAGCAACGTCTCCACCAATAGTATACGTTTCATCTTCTCCTTTTGCATCTTTTCGAGTTCTTTCTTTTGTAATTTGACCAAGACCTTTTCCTAATATTGATTCACCTAAATCACTTTTATTTTGATATGTATCATAACCCAAGTATGCTGCTGTTGCAGCTAGTAATGGATTCTCTTTAATAGGATCCATAATTTTTTCCTGGAACCATGATCCAATACCATATTGTTTTCTTCCATCCATACCCATGATACCACCATACGCTGCCATCTGTCTGTCAGGTAATACTGGTCCTGTTGGTTTAGGTTGAAAAGGATTAACTGGTTTTGTTGGATCGTTTGGTAAAGGTTGACCACCAGACATTTGTCCTTCGGCCATAGCTTGTTCTATAAATCTTTGCATAGACATGGGTTCAAGACCTTGCTCTTGCATTTCAAATACGTACTTAGCGTACTCTTCTTCTAAAGAAGCCATTATCATTTTCTCCATCTCTTGCGGAGATTTAGGACCTTCGTTCCCTCTATACTTTATAGATGGTGCGTTAGTCTCTAGCTCTTCTGAAATTTGTATATCTTCTATTCCCATGGTTTTGCTACCTTACTTTGTTTTTCCTACTAAATCAAGAGTTGGCATAATAACTTTTACATCCTGTGCCATCTCTTCTGGCTTATAACCCTTGACTTCCCAGTCTTTTCTTTTCTTAAAAATCTCACCTGTTTCTTTGTGTCTATATGTTTCTTCTACTTTTGCCTGTAATATTTCCATTACGTTGTTACCTCTTTCTTAATGTTTAGATAGCTAATAGCTACATCAAACGAATCTGTTGTGCTTGATTGTACTGTAAAGGTTTTACCACCTTCTACTATTAGCGGTTGGGTTAATAATTCTGTTGTAACATTAGCTGTTAATGCTGCTGATTTAATGGCTGTAATACTGTTGTTTGTTACAGTCACACTAGGTGTCCCAGCTGCTGTAACTAATATTGATTTAATAACTATAGTTTCATTAACTGCAGGAACACCTGATCCAAAAGGTGTAAGTGCACTACCTGTTGTACTATTATCTACACCTACAAATTTATATTGGTTTACTACTGCCATTATTCTAAAAAGAAACTTCTAGCTTCTATCTCCTGTTTTAATTCTTCTTGAAATGTAGTGTTTAATTTTTCTAACACGGCATCTAAATCTCTAACTAAGGACTGAGCAACGTCTGGTTCGTACTCATTACTTGCTCTAGTTAATGTTTGTACTATTTTTGCCATTATATTCCTAACATATTTTTTAACACATTATATCTATTTCGTTCTGATTCAGAAATATTTCCTGACTGTAATTTTTGTAGTAATAATATATACTCATCATAACCACCTGCTTGGTTTTCTAAAGAAGCTAATCCTTTTCCACCATTATTATTAGTATCATTAGTATTAGTATTAGTATTATTAGATTTTTTACTACTAAAATTATTACTTAATGAATTTTTAATAGAATCTGTATTAATTCCAAATGTGTCTGCTATTGATGTCACTGCTTGTAAACCTGTTTTTGCTCTATCATAAGTAGTTAAACCCAATCCTATTTTACCTACTAAAGTATGTGGACTTAAAACTGATGCTATACTTAAAATTTGTTTTACACGATCCAACGGAGTTTTTTTAGTTACTGTAGGCGCAAAAGTTTGATTAAATTTATTTATACCGTATTTAGAAAATTGATTGACCTTACTTCTATCTGGTCCTGTACTATCTGTAAAATCATTTATGTTTCCAGTAGTTCCTTTTGGACCTAAATTTCGAGACATAATTCCTTTTTCACGGTTTGTATTATCATTTCCTTTAGGTGAACTGCTAGTTGTAGATACTGGTCCAGCTATGTCTGCCATAGTTGGTCTATCATTATCACCACCACTACTAGATGGTCCATCACCAAAACCTGATCCCGCGCCAGCATCTCTCCCACCACCTTGAAACCCAACTCTTTCAACTAGTTTACCTAGTGCATACATCTGTCTAGCTTGTTGTAATCTTGTAATTGACACTATCGTCTTCCTCCAGTTTGTATATCTAACCTAAAAGTACCTAATTTCCAACTAGTATCAACAGCTGTATTAGATATTGTAAGAGCTATAGCTCTGCCCCTAGCACGTGTGTCTACTTTATCGGTTGTAGATGTTACAGTAAATGGACCTAGTGATGAGCTAGCTGCTGCATCGTTTGGATAATTTCTTAAATCTAATTGTACAATAGCGCTTCCTTGTTGTGATATAAAGTCAGGTATAATTCTACTAACTCTCATAATGTTTTCACCATCACCTCTAAGATCACCTAAGTTTGTTGCAGCTCCTCTTACAACTTTTTGTGTGATGTCATAATCACCAGATGTAATATTAGCAGGTATAGCCACAGCCGTGGTCCCTGCTTCTTGTTGATTGACTCCTGTTTCATGTTCAAAATAAACTGTTACACCTTCAGTGTTACCAGTTACATCAAATGATGCATCATCACTTGCGTTATATTTTGTTGCATGTGGTAAACCAAATACAGATGAATCTTCCCATGTGCTTCTAGGAAACAAAGCACTTGCATTAGTAAACCATATAGGTCGTTTAGCTGTTGAATCTAGATAACTATATGTAACTGCTCTAGTATTTACATTAGATGTAGATGTTGGATAGAACCAAGTAATTTCACCAAACAAGTTATTAATACCACAATAAATTAATTGATTAGATGTAGTGTTAAGATCGTCGTAAACAAAATCTTCTACTAAACAGTCCATAGATTCTAGTTTACCAGTATACCTAAAGAAACCATTATCAGACATCCAGTACGCAGCACCATCAACCTCTACTGCTGCATTCATACCAATCAATCCACAGTTAGTTCCTGCTTGTTCAAAGGCAAATGTAAAAGGAGTTCCAACAAATCTCATAGTAAATAAAGAAGTATCAGACCAAATGTATATTGCATTTCTACCAAGTTTAGCACCCATGATCCGTGAGCCAGCGGCCAGTCTTTGTGTACCAGCACTATTCTCAGCTGTTGGTGTGTAATCTGTAATATCTTCTTGAGAAGAAAATCTTATAAACATATCGTCTTGTGTAGTCTTGTCACCAATAGTTGTTTCTGTTCCAAAAAATACTAAGTGACGATCCGGTGTAGATACTAACATATCACGTGACGCTGTTGGTGCACCTGATATAATTGTAGCTCTTGTTGATGTTGCATTAGTTGCATCACCATCCCATTGAAAACATTCTCCGTTATGAATTAAAGCAATAAGT